CGGTTTTTCCGGAGCTAACCTCTTGCTGCATAAAGTCAGCATACTCGTCCGGGGTTGGGATGCTGTCAATCAGTTCTTGGACAGAGTCCAGATTACGTGCTTCCAGTTCACGCTTCAGCATGTTGCGTACAGTTGACTCTTGAGATTCCTTGCCCAGTTGACGGGCCACCTCGCGTTGGGACAACCCACCCTTCATCAGAGCCATAACCTGTTCAACAGTGAAAGTTACATTAGCCAAAATTAATCTCCCGATTACTTACAAAATTCGATAATGTCTACCAGGGCAAAATCACGAACGTCGTCTTTATCAACATCGTGGGCCTTGATGAACCACTGAGCACCCTTATGGTACTGACTTTCCCCGTACCAGAACATCGGGGCACCCTTGATGGTTCGATAACCGCATTCACCTCTCCAGTTACGGTAGAAGAATCGAATGTATGGGGTATCCAACCCGGCGTATAAACTTCTATCAATGCTACTCATAAAGATAGTCTTCCTCCAATTTCCGGACAAACTCAGTAACGTAGATGGTAATCATCACGCCCTTGTCCAGGTTCTCGTCGATAACGATACCGAAGTTCAGGTATGCGTTACGGGCGATAGTCTCCTTAGTCCACCTCTTGAGTGACTTTTTAAGATCCGCAACAATCTCGCCGTGGAACTTACGGTGCGTCTGGTCAGTCTCAAGGTAGTCTGCCAGTCTACGCAACGTCTCACTCATTGTCAACCCTGTTTTACCTTCCATGTGCTTTGCCCATAACTTCTGGACTCCGCCTTCAAACAGGTTCAGTGTGGAACCAATCACACCACGGCACTTACCGTCATAGTGATCATGGTCCAAACATGGGTCCGTCATAGGCTCCCCAAGGATAGCACAAACACCGCCTTGCTCCAGCAGGAGTTGGTCGCGGTAAGCCGCTATGCTCTTGGAACCAGAAACCCACTTGTCCTTACTAAGCGGAACTCGAATTGGCGTTGTTGCCTTTACTTTGGACGTAAAGGAGGGCCTCTTCGATCGCCTTCTTCTCCCGGGCCGTACTGCCACTAATATTCTCCATTGTCAGCGCGAAGAGAAATTCCTCACGTGTTGGACGGCGGTAATCTTCAAAATAACCCATCATGCTTCGACGGAAAAGTGAAACAGGGAAGTCAAATTCTTCCGACATTGTTCCGACATCATCCCCGTTATCGAGCGCAGTGCTTTGGGCTGTTTCCAGCCCCAACTTTTTCACTGCTTGGCTGTCGTTTTGCGTGAGGTAGTAAAGAGACATCTCCAATACCGTCCCATTCCTTTCCCTCCGAGAAAGTGTATCAGCCAGTTGTTCCGGGTATTGCATCCTCTGCATACCGCGCCGGGTGATGAGAACCTCGTCATACCGGGTGCCCCTCATCTTTTCGTACCACGACCACTGGTTCGTACTGATGAATTCCACCAAGAACAGGAGGTTTAGCGCCTTATCGAGCACCAAGAGTTCCGTCCTGTTACCACGAGCACGAGAGATATAGGTGTTGTCACGGCCCAGTGTACCACTAAGCCCGTGCAGCCAATACTCACAGTCGTTCCGATCACCGCAGAGGACGATTTTACGTGTTGCTTCCCTTCTTAGCGAAACCCAGTCGATCTCCATTTCTTTCAAGGAAACACCCTCCAATCAGGATGGCGTCAGCGAGGTCAGTTGCCCCGCCATTCTTTCCGGACTTGTTATAGCCCTTCAAGAACCCCGGGTGGAGGATCTCGCAGACACGCATCATTTCGTCTTTGCCCATCTTAACCTTGTCCATCTTGGTGCCTTTCGCATTAGGAACTTCCTGCTCTTCGCCGGGAAGCCATTTACGTGCCCAAGATTTAACGGACGTTGGCGCGATGGTGTGGATATTGTCCATGCTATACCCATCACGAAGCAGTGTCAACTGGATTCCAAAAAATAAACCAGCCAGATCGCGGGTCGCATTGCCAGCGGAGCCGAAACTCAAAGATTCAAGCACGATGTGCTCGACCTCGAAAGACTCACACACATCCGCAATTTTACGGGAGATGTATGCGATCTGCTCCGCCGGGTGTTTGAAGAACAAACACCAGTCTGAAGACGAGCCTGCCTTTTTCTCAGACCCGGTCGTATGCAAGACCTCTTTGAAGATCGGAACCCCGTCATCAAGGACAACATACGCACAGGAGGCCATACTCTGATCAATCGACAATAAGCGCATCTTCGTCCTCAGCAATAAAATGGTACTCGTTCATCAAAAACACGTAGTTCTTAATGACCTTACTGATCTCGTCGTACACCGTGAACATGGCGTACTTGTCCCCTGGGTAAGGGACACCCACCGGGTAAACCTCACACAGGCTGCGGGTACGATTATCATACCACTGGATACGCCATGGCTCTTCAAGCATTGTCCATGGCTCCTCGATGAGATAAAAGTTCTTTGAGGAACCGGGCACAAACGCCGCCCGGATCTCATCGGCCTTAATCATCTCCTCGACGCGAGAATCTAAACCCTTGGCGTCGTCTTGACTCATTACACAACCCCCGCTTTACGAAGAACATTTCCCAAAGTGGTGTTATCGTCCGGTGTACGCTTCATGTAGACAGCCTGGAAGATAACCGATGCCCACTGCCCGGCGGTGAACTTACGAGGAACACCCATGTGGTCAGTGAACTCAACCCCGTCAGGGAACCACTTCTTGTACTGATTAACGATCGCTGCCCACATGGCATTCTCGTCCTGACAAGGAGAGATGACCTTGAAGGCAGATGTTTCACCAAACCGGATCTTGTCGAAGTTCTGGTACGGCTTGACGTTATCCGACTGGTCACCGAACAGCATCTGGTAGCCAAAGAACTTCTTGCCCCAGCCCTTAACCTTCCCGCTCTCCATCCAGATCTCACCCATGGAGTCATCAATGAGCCACGGGAGCGGGTGCTTCCAGTCGCGCTCTGTCGAATCGCGCATGGTGTTGAAGATCAGCCCCGGGCACTGCACCTGATCCTTATCGAAGGATGCCACAATGTAGTTGAATTTGCCAGTCTTTTTGTAATGCAACCAGCCTTCATACTGCTTCATGGTCAGGTAGTCATCGGCCTCGATACCGTCGATGACGATCGCGCCGTATTTACGCTGGACATACTCACGAGTGTCTGCCAAAAGGAGCGGCCGGATAGTATCCTCACGGTTCCCTTTGTAGATCTCCGGAGTAGGTAAAACCAGCCGGAAATTACCTTCCCCTCCAAGGACGCCCAGCCCATTGGTTGTGCCCATATGCTCAAGGATCGCGTTGATCTTGATCTTCAGCAAATGCAGGCAGTTCTCCACGGGTTCCGGGGTCTGCTTATCCTCGATCGTGAAGTCCTCACGGGTCCAAGGTTTGAATTCCTTCCCCGACGCCAGCATTTTGGCTTCCATGTTGGTGTTCTGGTCCTTCAGCCAGCCGCCAACTACGGTTTGCTGTCGGCCCCAGAACTCCGTCTTGTTCTTGAACTCCATCTGGCGACCAGACTTAATGTGGGTTGCGATAATGGTTCGCTTTTCCGCGCCCGCCGCCGCAACATAACACGTCTGATCCAAATCAAGAACAATAGTAACATCATCCGTAACAATATCCTTAAAGTTTTCTACTACAGGATAACCCATTACCTACTCCTCTTAGAACGCATCACCAAAATCATCCTTGTCTTCCTTGACGGGGCGCTTGAACTTGAAGTCCGGCCCCATGTACTCACTCAGGTAGTCGATGTTAAGCGACCACTCCTGCTGGCTGCGCTGCTGCCATGTGGCGAACTCACTTTTCAGATAGGCAATGGCCTGATCACGACTGATCCCATTGACCTTCATGAATTGCTTGATCGCTCTTTCCAATTTCCCGTTCTTCTCTGCGAGTCCCGGGTGGTGGAACTCATGGCACGGCGGACACAGGCTCATGAGGCCGACCAGTTTAACCTCTCCGTTTTCGAATGTCCAGCTTTCATGGCACTCAACCGGATGTTTTCTTCCGTTACCACCCTGCCCGCCACAGATCTGGCAGGTATAGTTGTGCTCGGCATAGCACTTACGGCGCACCTTATCCCACCCAGCTTGGGTGAGGTAGGAGCGAAGGTTGTTATCCCACGCCGTTTGTGGGATTAGACAAATCTTATGCTTGATCTGCAAAATCACCTCTCACACGGTCATATCCGCCGCAGCGATCAATAAGGGCGTCAGTCGCCCGGTCCCACGCCTTACCCAGTAGGTTCAGGCCCAGCCAGTTGGCCTCGTCATCAATCATCGGGTGATCTTGGCTCAGACCCACACCCCAGATGCGATCCCGGTCAGATGCCTCGACGAAACTGCGGCCCGCCAGTCGGTGCTGTATCGCCTCGCAGCGGAGGCCGAGGTCGAACACCAGGCGGCAGTAGCAGACGTTCTCGACGATCTGCTCTCTGGACTTCTCCCACAGTACGTTGTTGAATCCCTTTACCTTACGGCCCAGCATCTTGGCCTCTTGCGGGTGGAAGACCTCTGTGATCTGCCGGGCGATATTGTGATCGGCAAACAGCATGGCCTTTTCGTACATCATCATGTGCTCCCCAGTGTAGAACTTCACACCTTCCTGCTCATGGCGCGGTAAAGCGAAAGCCCGGTCATTGCGGTAATGATTGCTAAACATGTCCTTCCACGAGTAAAAGAACACATGCTTATCGGTTACTTTCATTATGCTCTCCCAATAGCTACTTCAGTGACACGGTAGTCAACATCCATCGGAACGTTATCGTCGGCGAACATAGATGCCTCACGATATGACGAGAATGTCGGTATGACTTGATGACCATCAATGCGGAACTTGATCGGCGTCAGGCCATTTCGCTGAGTGATCATGTAAAAACCCGCAACATAACTCATACGTTAAACTCCCCGGCAAGTCGGTTGTACTTTTCACGGAAGAACTCCAAGCGAGCCTCCAGATCGTCGATGTAATCAGCGGCCTGATACATCTGGTCATATGGATCACCATCGCAGTTCTCTTGGTTAGCAAGGTCCCGCAGGACTGTCTGGATCGGGAACATGCCGTTTTTGATTGGATGAATCACTTTCATGCGTATACGCTCCACACCACTGCCCCAAATCCGAGCAGGATTATATCAGAAATTAGGGTGATCGTCAGGGTGAAACCGACCACATCTCGGGCATACAACCCGTAGTCTTGGAACACCGGGATCATAATCGCCGGAATAATGCAACTCATAGCGACGATGAACACGACATAGAGAAATGCAAAAAGAATCTTAATCATAGTCCATCTCCAAAAATTAGGGACGCCGGGCAACTGATGCGGCAGTCTGCCGACAAAGGAAGCTCCGGAAGATACTGCGCCAGCAGAATACTGGAATCCTCTTTGTAATACCCGGGGTTGATGTGGATATAGGAAATCTTCCACGGGAACAACGGGCTGTCAATCAAATGGGCGTCAAGAATATCCACCAATTGACCAAATCGGGTCAATTTCTCACCCTTCGCCGGAAGATACAGTCCGAATCGTAGCCCCGCCGGGCCAGTAGGCTCCATCTTGCGGAACCCGACAGCCTTCGACATATCCACCGCAAATACTTCGATAGTCACAGTTTCCATCACATCACCTTCTGCACGACGATTACACGATCATCTTTGCCTTCTTTGTCGCCGTAGATCTGACCCAGGCGCACAAGGGCGTGAATATAGTCTTCCGCCGGGATTTGGTACGTTTTCTCAACGCCATCAACTTTGTAAAAGATTGTCCAGATTTTCATTAAATCCCTCTCTCCTTATTGTACCAAGCGCTCATTTCTTCAGCGCATCTTTCAGACATGTACTTGTTTCTGCACTCATAGAAGTGAATCATAACCTCGCCGGGTGTGTCGTTTCCATACCCCGCCTCAAAGAACGATGTGGAGAACCATTTCCAGTCGCGTGGGGACGCATACTTCTGGAATTGTGATAAAGTCATAAATGGATTGTCATGACTTTCACCGACCCTTAACCTACCCATCAGTAAAGGTCCTCGCTGAATAATTCGTTTGCCGGACCACCTTTTCGACGCCAGCGGTCAATCTGTCCGGCGTGGGTGGCGATGATAACTGCTTCTTCGCGGGTGTGGTACTCTCCCCACTGGTCGATGAACCCTTGGTCATCCCCATGCACATGATCATTCACCAGTTTGTCGCGTACTTGGTCAATAACCGCCGCCATATCGCGGGAGTAGTGACGGGCACCGGGGATAACCAGAGTCCCACCGTCCTTCAGTTCGAAGCGATTTGCTGCCGACACAATCCGGCGCTGCAACTTACGTCCGTCCCACCAATCCGCCACTTTGTAGCAAACATCCGGGAGACCTTCAGGAGCCATCTCGTCGAATACACTGAAGAGATTGGCTTTCACCTTGCGCTCAAAGTCCACCAGCAGCAACATCACTTGTGGGTCATCATAACACCCGTGGAGGTCCTTGTGCAAGTCAGCATTGCCGTTGGACACCAACATCGCGTACTCTTCGAATAAAGTCATCAGTTCCTCCAGTATACGTTTTTGTCTTTTTTGATCATGCGGCTGACCTCTTCTGCCGACAGACGATCATAGCTGGCACTGCCTTCCCGGTAAGCTCCGCATGGAACCCAGTCTGGTGTGGCGAAGCTGTAGTGCTGATAAAAGATCGTCCCCTTGCAAATCTCCATCTCCAGCCACGGCAGGTGCGCTGACTTAATTTTGAAATATGTCATTGTCACCTCAGTGCTTAACGTATTTGGAAGGGCAAGAACCGCCCCCCTCGTGAGTGATTGCCACAGTGGTTCGACCGTTGCTGTAGATGCATACCTTGTCGCTGCCGTCGGTGTAGTAATCCTCCAGGTCAAGCGTCTGTGCCGCCTGTGCATTACCCATCATAATGACGGCAACCAGTGCTGCGATAGAAAAGCCCAGTGCGAAGTATTTCATTTTATTTTCTCCATCATTTCCTGTAGACGTTGACGAAGGATCTCTTCGCCGGGGATTGGACCTTCTTTCAAAAACTGCCGGGCCTCTGGGAACTCCGTTTCCGGCAAAGATCCGAGAATCTGCTTCAGAAAACAGAGAGCCTGCATACGATGACCATCGAACTGCAAGGCTAGGTCACGCCATTTCATATCTGTCCTCATTCCATTTCCTTCAGTGTCAGTGATACGTCGTCTAAAAACTGTTTTTGAATCTGATCGGCGTACTCGCCCTCTGTCGGCAATCGCAGGATGTCAGCACCCCAGCGGTTTGCGTTCATTATGATGTGCAACTGACCACGTCGCCATTCCAAGTACCATTCGCTCAGTTTCTCATGCTCTTTGTGCATATCGTTCAACTGGTCGATCAGATAACATGCCGCCTTCAAAAACCTCGCAAGCAATTTCAGGATGTTCTGGTAATCCGGTGGGAATCGGTTGTATTCGAACAGTTTATCAACCACCACCATCTCCCGGACAATCTCACGAACAGTGCCTATTGGGTTTGGCACCGGGGAGTCCTCCCAGTTGAAACGGTATAGAGACTCACAAATCTCCTTGCAGCGCTTCTCTTTCTTCTCTTGGCTCTTTGGAGCTTGGAAGAAAATCTCTGCCGGAGGGTAGATCGATACATTGTTGATCCATTTTTCGATGAAGGTCAGGTTAATGCTGTTCGACATGATATTTCCTCTTTCGTTGTTTGATGTGAGTAGTATACAGGATGGTTGGCAGGAGTCAATAGGGATATAAAGAAAAACCGCCCCGAAGGGCGGTTATTTTAGTATTGGTCTTCAGCGTAACGGCGCTCATTCTGATTATCGCTTGGCAGAACGTAGAACGCTTGTTCTCCGCTACGCACCGGGGCCGGGCGCGGTGTCGGGTCCAGATGTGCCAGTTGCACACCCGCCGGAAGTTCGTTCAGAGTGAAGGTGGTGTTTACCAGTTGGTCTGCCAGTTCATCCATACGCATGGAAACGAATGCGGCTACGGAGCGACCTTCACGGTCAGCCAGGAAACGCAGTTTTTCGAAGGTTGCATCGTTGAAGTTGATATTCATGGGTAAATCTCCTTTCTCAATTATTATTTGGGGTTAACCGCCCCCGGAGGGGCGGGTACTGCATAGCGGGGTATTACTCGCCGTCTTCGTCGGCCTTACGACCCATCAGGATGTCCAGTTCGTTCAGTTGTTCGATCTGGCCTTCCAGCGCCGCACGTTTTTTCTCTGCGGCATCCTGCTTGTCGTACTCACCATTGATCAGGGTACGCAGGAATTTCGGATCGATGTTAAGGTCTTCTTTGGTGATCGCCAGGATGCTTTTCAGATCCTCTGCGCCATCTTTCTGCTTACGAATCGCATCAACACCTTCCTGAACGATGTTTGCCAGGCGCTTACGGACAGCCGGATCAGAAGGCAGGGTGTTCAGCAGTTCGATTTTGATTTTAGCCATTGTGTATTACTCCTCTTCAGTGAATGTGTGAGCATTATGCTCGTTTTAACTCAGCGTGTAAACAAAAACTTAAACTTTTTTCAGAACTACCACAACCTCAGGTACATCTCCGGTCAGTTCTTTGATGTAAATGGTTTCCACACGAAGAACACCGCAGTTGATCGAAACTTTACGTTCGCCACCCGCATGTGCGCCGATGGTTAGTACGCCAGTATTACCGACACCGATCTTCTGGAGGAACTCGCTCACGACCTGAAGATGAAGCTCGTGAGTATCCTCCTCAACACGGCGGTACTTCAGTGGCTGTGCAAAACCAGTTACGCGATGACCATCGAAAATCACAGCGTTTTTGGTCGGGTCGTATGCGAACGGTACCAGGCTCTGCATTGTCATTTTAGTTTCCATTAGTCCTCCTATCGGACGAACATTCGCCCTTGTTCAAAATAACCATTCTTAATGCCCCGGGGAGCAGAAAGAGACTTTACCGCAGTACCGCCGCAATTGCAAGGGGCAGTTTCGCGCTCTGCAATCTTTCGATTCTTGTCAAATACTGACCCGCACTCGGGGCATTTGTAAGAATACATCGGCATTACTTGTCGGTCTCCAAGATCTTGCGCTCGGTTGCCAGATCGCGGTTCTCTGCCAGTTCGTTATCGAACTTGCTTGGGTAACGAGCCTTTAGCTTACGGATCACACGATCCTGCTCCGCATCGAAATCGGTGTTCAGTGCGTCCATCGCCAGCGCCAGATACCACAGCAGGTCACCCACCTCTTCTTTCAGGTTGGTGGTGTCCAGCGGCTTACCGTAGAACAGTGACTTCTTCAGAGCATCCTGAAACTCTGCCGCTTCCGTTACCAGACCCATAGAGGCGTGAATCAGGCGCGGCCCAACCGCATCCAGATAGAAATTGTGGGACTCGGTACGAATGGCATCTTTAATAAACTGCGACATCAACTTCTCCTTTTCTGTTTCAGTGGGGGCCATTATACATGGCCCCGGCACACTGTCAACGACTTTCGTAAATCTTTTGTGCTTCTTCCCGTCGGCGCTCGTCACGGGCCTCCCTCTCGACGGCACACGCTTTACGATACGCCTTCCTTCGGGCACCGCAGATCTGCTCGACCAGTTTAAGAACTCGGTTTTGCTCCCAGCGATTCATCCAGTCAAGATCTCCGGAGGTAACAGCAGATCCGTGGAAGGCATCCCGGTACATGAAGGTCTTTGCGCCGCGCTGGGTGTCGAGGATCACATAGTCAACAAAGTGGCTACAGCGATCCCGATCCGCTTGTGACGGATTGTCGTACACTTCCAGCTTCTTCTCTGCAATAAGCTCCATGATCCGATTTACCGGGGGCCGGGTCATACGCTTTGGCGTTATGAACTTGTCCCAGTACCAAACACACCCGAGAATGACGCAGGCGACAGCACCGATCCAAAATCCTGTCATTCCAGGTCCTCCGCGATGGCCC